TGTCTCTATAGCTGCTGATAATGCAACACCTAAAGCTCTACCTTCATCTTCATCTCCTTCTACGTTAGAACCAGAAGCATCTACGTTTACTACGATATTTGTTGAACCACCTAAAGACTCATTTGGAGTAACTGTACCTGTAACTCCTGGAGTAAACATCTCAGGACCACGTTCTCCGACAATATATGATCTACCTGCTCTCGCAGTACCACCATCGGCTAGAAACGCACTAGCTGATGCACTACCAACAAACATACTTGAAGTTCCAGCACCAACACTACCAAAAGAAGCAAAGCTGCTACCAAAACTAAACGGATTTAATAAATTTCCAAACATTCCAAGAAATCCTTTTTGTATTTGTGCAGCAGCCATCTGTGCAGCCATATCCAAGAAATGATCTGCTATACGCATAAACATATTTCTAAACGCATCTCCAACACTCATTGTTCCTTTGATAATTCCTTTAAAAGATTCTTGGAAAGAACTTCCTATTGTTCTTGAAAGTTCTACAGTTTGGAATTGTGTGTTATTAAGTTTTCTAAGTTCTTTATTTATTCTTTCAACTTCAGATACTACTGAAAAACCTGCCTCTTCAGTTGCAAATTTTAACTCGGTAAATCCCTCTTTGATTTGAAATAAGTTTTGTATTGATTCATCACTTTCAACATTTAATTTATCGAGTTCTTTTCTATTATTTATTATTTGATTTATATTACCTTGACCTGTTGGATTTGCTGGGTCAAATTGTCTTACTTTTTGTTCTTCTTGTTTTAATTTAATAACTTTCTTTCTTCTCATATCAATAAGTTCATTGATTGCTGCTTCTGCACCTTTTTGATTTAATAAATTTGTTACTCTAATTTGATCTTGTATAGTTAAATCTTTAGATGCCTGTTGAATTGCATTTAAAGTTGAAGATACATCATCTGCTTGAGCAAATCCAGAAAATAAAGCAAAATCTCCTCCAAAAAACTTAGCTAAACCTACACTTGCTTCTCCGAATCTTTTAAATTGTTCTAAAACTTTGATAGCTTCTTCTTTTGTAACTCCTAAAGACTTACCTAATTTATTAATTTGAGTAGAGCCAATATTTGCACTTATTCCCATACTTCTCATTTCAATATTTAAATCAGATACTTGTTTTCTAAATTCAACAATTTTTTGAAGTTCTTGAGTAACGGCAGTAGCAACAATAGAACCAGCAAAACCAAATCCAGGAGATAAAGCCCCACCTAAAGCACCTCCAAGACCACCAGCTATAGCACCTGCACCTCCTTGACCAAATAGTAATGGAAAACCACCACCAATAAGACCACTTTGTAATGCACCTTTAGCTCTTGCAGTTCTACCTCCTTGAGAAGCAAATATACCTCTAGGATTTGCACCTTTTCCAATGCCTCTTTTTTGCATAAAAGATGCTTCAGAAGGACCAATAGGTGCTGAGTATTGTGTTTGACCAGTTGCACCAAAATTAGCTATTCCAGCTTGAGTACTTAATATTTGTGCAGTTTTACCTGTGTTTTTATCAATTTTCTTTTGGTGTCTTAATTGCGATTTTAAATTTGCACTAAAAGCAGGGCCGATAGGTCTTTCATATTGAGTGCCTGGTCTAATACCAAATCCTGAGGCTTCTCTTGACGCTCGACTTGCAGCAAGATTTCTTAAGATTCTTGGATTATTATTAACAGTCATCATTGGATTTGGACCTTGCATTGGACCAAACATCGGACCTTGCATTGGTAGTGGACCTATAAACTGTTGAGGACCAAATGGCACAGGAGTTCTACCTTGTTTTCTATTTTGTCTATCTATAGATTTTTGTTGTGCAGTAGTAAAAACATTTGGAGATTGTATTTGATTAGCTGATTGACTAAAACTTTTAAATCTAGTATTACCACCTTGAAATCTAAATTTATTCATTAATAAAGTTCTTTCTTTAAGCTCTTTATTAACCATTCTTTCTGCTGTTGCTAGATCTCTAGCAGCCAAAATACTAGCTTTTGTTCCTAAAACAGTATCTTTAAATTCTGATTGTGCTTTAGATAAAGCCGCAGATAAATTATTTAACGTGGCAATATTAGTCTTAGCAGTTTGACCTATTTCTCCTAAACCTTTTCTTGCTTGTTCTGCTATTTTCGCAGTTTTATCTAATTGTTTATTAAACGCAGTTAATTTATTAGTATTCTTTATAGCAACAGATATATCTACATTATAATTAGCCACTTGCTATAAAAATCAAAACATTTTCTCTATATTACCTCTTTTTACCTCTTAAAGCATTAGATCGTTGTGCTTGTTCTTTTTGTTTTTCATATTCTTCATTTTCTATTTCTGCATAAGCAGCCCAACCTATCATTTCTTCAATAGTAAGAGTCTGACATAACTCAGCTACAGTTTTATGTAACTGTTTTGCTAATGAAAATAAAAACTTCCAATCGTTATTAGCTTTTTAAATCGGCTTTAGCCTCTGCAACCTCCTTATCAGCACCAGCATTTACCATAGCTAACTGAATTTCTTCAAGAACAGATGCTTCAACCTCTCTTCTTAATGAAGCTTTATCTCCATCTTGAAAAAGCCTTACACTATCTTTGTCTAATGATTTTTCTATCATCATCTGTAATGCATAGTCATTAACATCATCAGAATTTGATTTTTTTTGTATTGCTTCTCTTTCTGCAATAGTTAAAGGATGCCAATAGACAGTAAGAATAATCTCATCATCTTGTTTAATGTCGTGCTTGTAAAGTTGAGAAACTCCAAACTTGTTTTTGAGTAGGTCTACTGCTCTTGTCATTTTAATATATAACTGATATTAGTATACTAGGCATTTGCTGTGAATTGGCAAGATATTAAGCCAAGAAAGTGTGAAGAGTCATCTAATTCAATGGGAGCAGGGCCAACAACATCTAATACTCTTGGATCACAGCTAAAAGTATCAGTATAATTAGAGGCATTAACAGAAGTAAGTCCATCAATAACTGCTTCTCCTAATGCAGATAAAGTTGAACTACCTTTTCCTCTAGGAACATAGATATTACATTGAATAACACCAGAATAAAAGTCCTGTGATGCTCCCTGTGTTTGTGTTGTTGCCTGTGCAAAATCTACTGACATAACAACATATTTTTTAGTTTTACCAGGTGTTTTATAAACCATATTGTCATAAACCATCTCGACAGTATTATCTACTGCTGCAACTGCATCTGTTACAGCTTTTTCAAAAGCTGCTCTTGTGTTAACTAAAGTCATAGATCAGTATAATCAGCAAATGCTTTCTTAGGATCTGCAAATTGTCCAATACCACCTTGACCACCTTGTAATCCTGTTTCTGCTATGGCAATTCTAGGCTTCTTATCAGTAAATAACTGTTTTATTTTTGGTGCTAATTTTCCCTGAATATATCCTGGTATAGAACCTTGTTTTCTTGGGGAGGCTAAAGCTCTTGCTGCATATTGTGATCTGTTACCAATAAATACCTTAGAAAAAGGTTTAAAATTGTATGATATTTCATTTATAAATCTAGGTTCAATTCTTGCATTCGGATTATTTTGATCACCTTTTCTTGTAGGTTTTATATTACTCCAAGGTGAAAAATCTTCTCTTGGTTGATCTGGTCTAGGTCTTTGAGTACCAGCAGTCCAACTTGAAGCAAAGAAACCAGTATCAACAGGACTATTTTTTTTTGTCGAAAGATCAATAAGTACAGCTTTAACAAATCTATTTAGATCAGATTCTAAATTACTATTTATATCAGGAACAATACTGTCAATACCTCTTGATTTAGCCATTAGAACCTCACCAATATTGTAAACAAGTAAGTCTGCCCACCTTGTTTTGTATCTATATTAACTATCTGTGCAACCCTTGTAGATCCAGCATAAGTTAATGTAATCTCATCATCAAAACTAGGTTGATTATCGTCAATTAGATCAGGTGTTATATAAACTTTTGCTTCTCGTCTTTCCCTACCATCATCTTCTGTAGAAATTACAAACTCAACAGGAGCATCAAAACTATAAGTTGTATCGCTTGTAGAATATGCACCCGTAGCTGTGTTATAAGTACCAGATGCTTTTCTTGTATAAACA